AAGTCTGCAATTAAAGTAGCGGTTGCTCCACCAAGAGAGTGACCTGCAATAACAAGTTTCCTCTCTGGATTCAATCCTTCATATGCTACCACTAGTTGTGCTAGTGTCCTGTTGGCATTGTTCTTGAATCCTCTGTGACAATCGTCACGTTTAATAAGAAACTTTAAATTGGTTATCCAATCTGTAGTTTCATTCGTTCCTTCTACTGCAAGAATAGTATGTCCTGCTACTTTCCTACTAACCAAAAAGTCTTGGTCATGAGGATAAACATCCCTACAGCACCGTAATGCTTCAAGGACTACTTCCTTTGATAGTGTCATTATAAATTTCTCTACTAGAATATATAGTCTGCTTCATTAAGCACCCTTAACCATCTCCTCAACCCTTCTGGGTAAGGAGTGTTTGGTATAGGTGTAACATAATCAGGTTGTAACTTTAAAAAAGATACCAGACGTTCACACTTATTTTCTGTCGTCTCTGTCTGCGTCATTATTATTACCTCTTGGTCCATCAGGGACTTTTGGCATCACTTCAACAGTTTTTCTTTTCTTTTTTCCTTTCTTATTAACAGGTAAGGTGTCACCTACTGGCAATCTATACTCTAAAAACTGTCTGTATGATTTCATTTCACATATCCCATGATTTTTTTAACTTTCTTTTTCTGCTTTGCTTTGTATCCTTCATCAGTAGCACAGCCTGACTCTTCTTCAATGACAGGCTTGTCCCACTTCTCACCTGTAACAGTGTAAGTAGTTTTATTTAACTCACTAAGTTCTGTAAGAATCTTAGTTGCTTCATCCCAGAGTTCTGCCTCTCTTCCTTGTGCCTCTTCTTTATTCACCACATTACTGTAACAAATTGCTTGACCATTGGTTTGTGGAACACCACCTGACATAGATCCTTGTCCCATAGTCATGGAACCCTTTAGTGCAACAGCAGGTTCACCGCCATTAGATGTTGCTTTAGGATCTTTTGATGAATCATCATCAGGTTTCTGCTTCTCTATTGTAGGAATAGAAGTTGATGCATCAGATGCTGGTGCAGGAACTGATCCTATTGGTGTGTCAAATGTAGCAAAAGCAGTACCACCCTGCTTCTGTCCTGTAGGAATTTCTTCCTCATTAACTGAAGTGTTTTGGAAACCGTCACCACCTGACCAACGTGAATAAGACTCCATGAGAGCCTTAGAAAAGTCGTCGTTATGTGCGAGACTGTTAACTGTCTTCTGCTTTTCCATGTCTAAAATTGAAGAGTTTTCTATGATCTATTTATAGTACGAATATCCTTTACCCATGCACGAAACATCTCACCACCCTCTGTAACACAGATAACATAGTTAACACCTGTCCTATGGATGGTTCCCTTTTCACCTGAAACAGCGTTCATTACCCTATCACCAACAGATAGTCCTTCAGCATGTCTATGTTGCTGACGTATAGCCTGCTCTCTCAGTTTTCTAAAGTCTTTCATTTATCAGTAATACTCTCAGAACCACCTACAGAGAACGGATTGTACTTAGAGGTAGCAATCCTATACATTTTCTCATGCATAGTTATATCATCAGCGATCTCTTCCTCTGGTCTAGGATTCTCATTAGAGTCTGTTGCAATAGGCATAGTATCATGGGGGTGTGGAACGTTATCAAACCAATCATCAACTGGAAGTCTATGTAGTTTCTTCATTTGAAATTTTTTGGTAGATTACTTTTGATTTCACTCATCAAAGTCATCACATCTTTGTCATTTAAAGTGGGTATACCTGCCTTAAATGACTTAAAATCACCAGCAAATGCTGCACGTCTCATCTTTGTACCAGATATGGTAAACGTATCACCGTCTGCATCTCGACTACCAGAAGATTTTATCTCTATGGTACGAAAAGTGAAGTCTTTATGATTATATTTATGCACCCACTGCATAGCATTAACCCTGTCAGACCCTACAAGAAACACTACCTCATCATACCCAGACATCATTATGTCTTGTAAGCATGCTACTGGATCTGCCTTAGCAAGACTGAATATTTTACCCCTATGCTCTGGAAATATCTTGTTCATCCAGAATAATTTTCTATCACGTGGCAATGGGTTGTTGCCTTTGGTGTCATGACTGTGTGAAATATAGATTCTATAGTCCTCACCATTAGCAGTACGTTTAACATTACTAAAATTGTCCTTATGACCTGTAGTAGGTGGTTGGAACCTACCAAATGTGAAGTAGCACTTGTTACACTTTAACGCCATGACTTTGCTACCGTGAAGTTATTGTATGAAAACTCAAGACGATTCACAAACTTGATCATGTCTCCATTTCTATGCATAACATATCCCTCTGGACCAGTTACCTTGTATCCTTTCTCTGTTTGCACAAAAGTTCTAAAGGTTTCAAGTTTATCCAACTTATCTATAACCATCTGCTTCACTGTTTGCAACTCTTTATAGAGACCAAGCAATGATTTAAACTTAGATTGGTTATCTCTTAGATAATTTTGACTCTTGTATACAAGGTCCGACTTAGAAACCCTATTAGCAGGTGTCTTTATCTTATCAAGCATGCCCTTAGTCTTGTCATAATAAAAATTATAAAGACTAGCAAAAGTATTATCAACATTACCAATGGAACGTGCTGCTTTTATCTCTGCGTTGAAAAACTGCTTCAAATATGATGCAACATGCCACTTTTCATCACCTGTTGTACCTGTATTTGTTACCAATTCATCAAGGAAATACCCACAGTCTCCACATAATTTTTCAATGGTTGACACATGCTTGTCAAACTTGACCTCTTCAGCATGATTCATCCCAACTCTATCCATTGGAGTATCATTATCGATTACTACAACATTTGTATCTTCAGTGAACTTTGTATTTGCTCCACCTTTCGCTGCCATACCAGACAAGTCATACCCATCTTTCTCACCCACATAATGAGTGTGGAATACTACCCCAATTTGTGCCTGAGATACCTTTTTACCTATCTCATGGTCTACTGGTATAGCATAGGTGATAGTATTAGGTTTGAAAGTGAGTAGGTTTTCACCATGTACTTTTTCTTTCCTAACATCACCAGGTGTGAACATCAAATCACCCTGAATGACACCTTTTATACCAATATTTCTGAAATATTTGAGAGACATCTTCAACTTGTTTGCTAAGTCTCCTTTATATTCATACTTGTCTACGTCAGATTCTGTGTAACATATCTTCGGACCAGTTTTATTAAAGACAGACTTAGTTCCAACGAAAAACAGTCCGTTTGCTGGATCCTTACCACATACTACTGAAGGAGCACCATCCCATTTGGTTTGCATGTAACCAGTACTGTTATCACAACCAAGCATTTTCCTCAATTCCTGTAGGAAAGCAACAGCAGCCTTACATCCTTCAACTCCATAGTTGAGCATCTCATCTTCAAGATGTTCTAAGTGTTTTAGTTGTTTTATGTTAGCCATTATGATGATACCTTTAAGAATGGTGCTGACTTATCAGATCTAGATGCAGCATATTGATACAGTCTACTAGATACATCATTTCTTTCTTGAGAAGTTCCACTCATCATGATGTCAACTACCTCTAATCCTAAAAATTTAGAGAATTTCCACTGAATTTTCTGTTGTGGATTTCTTCCATCAGCACTAGCAATCTTATCAAGTTCAATCTCTTCTGCAACTCTGGTTCTACTTGGGTTTCTATGCTTATAAAGGTTACCTCTATCACCCATCAATACAGCACCTCTGTTTTTAGTAGCAAGATCAAAAATCATTCTATCTAAACTAGTCCCATGTGCTGCTCTTTTAGCACTATCAACATCATGATTCCTAAAACAACCATTACCCTCACCATATACAGACTCAAGTATTCTATTTAAAATACCACCACCAACTTTACCTCCCTTAGCACCAGCACCAAAGGCAGATCCACCTAAAATTTCACCCTGCCATGTAGTTCCTTTACCACTGGTGTCACGCATCTGCATGTTAAATCCACTACCATCAAAATAAACATCCATAGAACCATACAAACTGTTTGAACCACAAGCAATGAAGTTTTTACGTGGTTTTGTTTCACCCATATTAGTTCTTTCTAACCTTGCTGTATTTGCTGTTACTTTCTTTAAGGACACACCAATCAATTTCTTCTGAGTTACTAGTTCCATCAACAAATTATTCCAACCTGCAAAATACTCTTCAAATGTTGTTACAGGTGATGATATAGCACAGTCACACAACCATATATCTGCTGGAGTCCACTTATTAATGTCAGCAAAAGGTCTATCCTCTCTATCGTTTACTTCTTTAAAATGTGCATTAATTGATTTAACAAAATCGTTGCCATGATACCAATGAAAACTCTTATTTCTATACCTTGGATCAGCATATAATGCATTAGCAGTACGGATACTAGACTTCATCCAATCAGGATTGTCTATCAAGTATTGATGAATATCCTCCATGCTTTCTTTAGTTTCAACATGTCTAGCAACACTACGAAAATCATCTAAAGTACACCTATAATCATCTTGTATTGCTTGATTCAAACTATATCTAAAAGCACCAACCCAACAGGCAGCACCCTCAAACAAATCAGTGTTCTCTGAACCAGATCCAGACCCTCCACTACTACCAAACTCTGCTGTTTTTATCAAACCAGCAGGTGAAATCTTATATTCTTTAGTCTCGTTACCAGATACTTTTAATGCCGTTAATATTTTACCAGCATTACCTGATTTTTGATACCTTCTGGAGAATGAATCTCCACTACCAACAGGATCAGCAAAATCAAGACTGCCAGCAACACAATCCTTCATGTCTTGTAAAACTTTCTGCTCGCATGTAATCACAGCAGTAGGACCAGGAGCACCATGTACTTGAACTGCTCTCCTAGTTTCTATAATATCGATAAGAACTTGTAATCGCATTTGCCCACCACGTATATCACCATACTCAGCAAATGCCATCTTACTGGCCATGTTTCTAATAGAAAACCTTCCTCTAGTATTTAGAGGAAGGTCTATTCTTTCTGTCCCTTTTGCGTAATGGTGTTCCAATTGGGTTTCTTTTAAGATCTTTTTTAATCTCTCTAAGTTTCTTAAGATGATCCTTGATCTCTTTCTTTGATATCATATTCAATTTTAATAATTTTGGAAGACCTCCCAACAGAATTTAATGTTTCGTACTGATTGAACTCACCATCAAGTAACATTGATACTGTCTTTTTATCTAAACCACATAACTGTTCACAGTTCTCAAGTGACTTAAGAACTGTCTCTAATGCATCAGGTTTTACATCCTTAGTAAATCCATTCAGGTCAGTTGTTTTAGCATTCTCTAATGCTTTGTCAATATCTAAATGAAATTCGTCACTCATGGTTCTTTATATCATCTTCCAACATCTCAATGATCTTTGTTGAGTCAATGATGTTGTCAATATTAGCAAGGAGGTTAGCAATATGTTTAGCAACATAAGCTTTTTCACTTCTTGCAGCAAATGCTAATGCATTACGTAGATCTTCTTGTGCATCTCGTAGAGATTCTTCTACGGTCTTAGTGAGGGTCATATCTATTCAGTACGGAGTAACATATAATAGTAACTATCAAAATAATTCCTATAACAATTGGTATTAAGTGCATTATCTATCTCCTTTTGCTCTTACTTCAGATTTTTCAACAGAGAAACTGCCACCTGGATAACGTTTCTCTAACTTTCTAACATTACCTCGCACAACATCGTCGAAAGATACGTCCAGAGCCATGCAAGCTTGTGCCACATACCACATAACGTCACCCAACTCAATAATAAGATGCTCTCGGTTATCGTCGTTCCAAGGCTTTCCCTGAAATACCATTTTTTTAACGATTTCCAGAAACTCACCAGACTCAGCAGCAAGCCCAACACCAGCAGTGGTAAGACGTTCAATGCAGGCACCTTGTCTGTCAAGTTCACCCATACGGTCAGCAAGACTGACAAAATCCTTAGAACAATCGCTTGTGACAGCATCCACGAAATGACTGTACTTATCAAAGTCAACATTATTTGTCATAATTTAAACATTCCATTCAGCAAATTTACTTAATCGATTTTTAGTTTCAGAGAACTGAGGCATCTCTTCTTCTTCAGCAGATGAATTTAGAATTGATGTATCCTCAGCAACATCATACAGCCTCATCTTAGATCTGTCAATACCTACCAAGAATTTCTTGTTAGAGGTAGGATCATTATAACGATTCTTTAGTTGTTTAACTAATAATCTGTTTTGTGATTCCAACTCCTCAGTAGATATGAGAGCGAACATAAGGTCAGCAGTAGCAGGGAGTCCGAAGGACTCCGAAGTGTCAGTAAGGTCAGGATCACTAGACCCATAACCAGCACGAGTAGTTTGAGTAGCACTGACAATCGGTACGTTATGCTCGACAGCAAGACCCCGAAGCTCCTCAGCAATCGCTTTAACATAAGTATAAGAATTAACAATAGCACCCTTATATCTGGCAGAAGCACAGATGTTTAGGTAGTCCACGAATATAATTTGTGGTTTGAAATCTTTCTTCAAAGACAAGTCTGATAACAATGCTTTGAAGTGTCCAGCATGTGCTGAAGCAGTAGGGTATTCTTTAATGATAAGTTTACCCTGTGTCTTTCTAGCAATCTCCTGTACCTTAGAATTATACAGAACTTCAGGTAGTTCTGGTATATCTTTGATGTTACAGTTTAAAAGATTTGCGTCAATTCGTTCAGCAATCTTCTCCTCTGCCATCTCACATGTAATGTAGAGAACGTTGCTGCCCGATGTGAGACAGGCACTAGCCATGTGGCACATGAATAAACTTTTCCCGACACCTGTACCAGCAAGAGCGATGTTGAGAGTCTTATTAGGTAGACCACCTTTTGTAATATAGTTAAACTTCTCCAGATCAAAGGGAATTTTCTCCTCTGTTTTATGGTAGAAGGCATATCTATCTTCAGATTGTTCAATGTAGTCATGTCCGATGTGTTCATCAAATGAGACAGCTAAAGCATCTTGCAAGATACTTGGTATAGCATCCTTGCTAAGTTTCTTGTCTCCACCGTCAGCAATCTTGATCGATTGCATTAACGCAAGATATATAGCACGGTCTTGACACCATTTTTCTGTGGCATCGACCATCCATTCAAAATCTACCCATTCGTCAGTGAGTCCACGTATAACTTCAAGAGATTGATTGAATGTATCTTCAGTTAAATCAGTACGATTCTGTAGATTTATGATAATAACTTCTTGAGTAGGAGTCTTATCATACTTCAATGCAAAATCAGAAATCTCTTCAAAGATTACTCGCTCATGAAATTCTTGAAAATAATCAGGCTTAAGGAAAGGAACTACCTTACGATAATACTCCTCAGTAAATATGAGATTACGTAAGATAGTTTCTTCAATCCTTTCAGTTGCCATAACTATACTCCGTTCGTGCTGCTTCTTCTAGTTTTGCCATCACTTCGTCTGTGAAGTATTTCTCAGGATCACCGAGTATAGACTTAGGGTAAACATTAGTGTCACCAACTTTGATACGGTTCCCCACCCTTGTGAATACTCCATACTTCTCACCGAGCTCCAAGAGTCCATAATAGCGGTCCAATCCACGTTCGTCAAAGTATAATCGTGTAGCAACTTTAGAACCCTCCTGAGTAAATCGTGATTTTTTTGCTTCGCACTTAATGATGTTACCCACCACGTCAGTACCGTCCTTCTCTTTCGATTTAGACAAATATATTATAGTAGATGCTGCATACTTTAGTCCAGCACCACCACCCATTTCTTTCATTGGCACATAGCTTCCTATCACATCATATGTGTGATTCGTGACAAGCATTGGGATTGATGCCTGTCCAAGTTTCAAGGTCAGTACCCTAAATGCACCCTTGATCAACTGTGATTTGGTCATGTCCCTGACCTGTTTATCATTAGAGATGTCTTCCATCTCCTTTGATGTACTAAGCATACCAAGAGAGTCAAGAACAAACATCA